TACGATAAGGACCACATTTCCGGCCAATAAGATTCTTCATCTCCCGTAACGGGATCTGAGGTAACAGCCGGAAGGACAATCTGCATCCAGTTGTTATTCGCATTAAAAGTAGTCGCATGAATATCATCATGCCGGAATCTAGTTCCAAGGCAAATCGCTCGTGCACCTTCGAACATCGTTGGTGCAATCACGGCGTTCCAGTTGTCCTGCATCATTTTCCTGATGTCAGGGTTAGAGATATCAGATGAACTCTTAATAGGGTCATCAATGATACAAAGGTGAGAGCGCTTGGATGTCACCGAGCCTTTCAAGCCAGCAGCGCAAAGAGTAAATTGCTCATCACCGGTTGTATCAATACCTGCAAACTTATGGTCAATTGACCAATACTCATTACTGGTTACGTTCTTTAAAAGCTTTACCGTTGGAAAAACTTCTTGATATTTTTTACTTTCAATGATTCTCTTAATCGTTGCCGACTTAGAACGTGCGATATCAACCGTATAAGAAAGATAAAGAATCTGCAATGGTTTTTTGTCGGCCGTATGCACTCCAATGGCCCATGCCGTAAACAAACCAAGGACGGTAGATTTGGCTGAGCCCCGTGGAGCTAAGAGATCAATATTCGGTCCACCAATTTTTACAAGGCACTGACTATCGTCTTGTGTTACCAGGTACTTGTGCCATTCCTTGTGATGCCGAGCAGGTGGCTTATCTGCTACGTATTCGCAGAAAAACCCAAAGTCTTCTCGTGCTCGTTCTAGGTCTTCTTGATTGTCCGTCTTGCGTATCTGACGATTTTTTGCAGCGGCAAGTGCTGTACGTCGATAAGCAAGATGGATATGAGAAGCCACGTAAAGTATGCGTAAGTACTACGATACTAACTTATTTCTTACCTTTTTGTTCTTTATACTTGCGTGCTTTATCTAAGGCAGCGCGACGTTTTTCTTTGTCATTCATTTCCGTGCCATCTTCCTTCTTGGCTTCTTTCTTTTTGAAGTGCTCCAGGAGTTCAGGAGGCATTTTATTTTTAGACATGAAAATTATTCGCTTAACTGCATTTTAGCCCATACACTCATTGAGGCATCTTGCAGAGGTCCTTCAATGGGCTCATCTTTAAAAATAGAAAGTATTTCACGCAATGCTCTATCGGCACCTGCCATTAACAAACCTTTTTTATCCTTATTAGATGTAAAAGTTTCAACTTGAGAAATAGTACTACGTAATTCTTTTTGCATTGCCGCAATACGAGCAACGCCTGAATCACGTTTTACAACACCAGCCTCAATGTCGTCGCGGAGTTTTTTAATATCTTCTTGCATCTCCTGAATCTCAAATAACAAAATCTCCCTGTGGTCAGGCTTGGGATAGTTCTGTTGATACCAGCAATCACAAGAGGATATGGCCCCAGAGTAGCCCAGGAAGCGAGCGTAGAGATAGCACTCAATCAAGGAATAATTAGACTCAGCAAACGCTAGAAATGCTTCCTGCGTTGCCGAGTCTTGATTGTCAAGCCAAAGCTCAAACAGATCAGAATTTATACGCTCGTTGAGACTGTTTGTAGTCCCTGGCTTCGTCCGATTGAGAGAACTCTTGTTGTTGGCCACGGGTTTCACGTTCTTGTTTACCAGCTTCTTCCATTTTCTTCTTGGAAAACTCATAGGCGACACCAGCCGCCTGGCGATATTTATCAATATCAAACCAGTCGTCTTCTGTAGAAGGAAGATCAGGCCTTTCGTCTGCCATGGTTTTTAAAATCAGAAGTTAGACATCATGCTGGCAATACCCTGAGCAAAGGTGCCCTTGCGAGATTCACGCGCACTTTGCTGGGATTGCTCCATCTTAGAGCGCTGTAAGCGATTCAAAAGATCTTGGAATTTACCAATATTCTCTTGCGAGAGATAATCGTCATCAGTACCGGACTGAAGATCTTTTGCGGGATTTTTGGCAGGCTGTTTTAGGCTTGCTTTTTCTTTTGCTTCTCGATCAGCTTTTTCTTTTGCTTCTCGCTCTCGAGTAGTTTTTTCTTGTGCTTCTCGCAAAGCTCCTTGACGCATTTCATCACGAACTTGCTCTTGAAACTTGCCTTGCATTAAATTAGGGTTAGACTTGACAAAGTCAAGCATTTCTTGACTGCTGACGCCCCGTTTTAAATTTTGCAGGTAATCTTCGCGACCAAATAATTTAGGGCTTTGCCCAAATTCTGTAGAAATTTTAGCCATTTTAAAAATAAAATTAGAAGTTGGACATCATGCTAGCGATGCCCTGAGCAAAGGTGCCTTTACGGGTTTCGCGTGCGCCTTGCTGAGCTTGCTCCATCTTGGAACGCTGCAAGCGATTAAGAAGATCTTGGAACTTAGCAATATTTTCTTGCGAGAGATAGTCATCGGCAGTGCCGGACTGAAGATCAGACGCGGGGTTCTTGACGGGATCTTTTAAATTAGCCATTTTTAAAACAAACAGTTCCTTATTTAAATTATAACAAGGTTAGCTTAATGCGTAACCAATAAGACCAAGCATACTAGACAACCCGCGAATATTTTCAACTTTTGCCATGCCAGCATTAACAACGTTTTGCATATCTACATTTTTTAAGTGTTCAATATCTCCGATTGACATTCCTTGTCCTGGCTTTAAACCATACGAACTGGCAAGTGCTTGATTACCAGGAAGTATGGATTGATAAGTATTAGAGATTAAGCCTGACTTGTCTCGGCCTATGTTGCCATATTCAAGCTGAAGTTTCTCTTGGTCTGCCGTCAGTAAATAAGGACGTGTAATTTGACTAGAAGACAATTGCTCACGCATATAGCTTGGCATTTCACTTGCGGTAATGCCTTGAGCTTTTGCTTGCTGGATTAAACTTTTTTCTAACCGAGGAGTTACAATTCCCTTGTCTAAACCAAGAAGGTTTGCTTGGGTGGAAATAGCAGTTTCTGTAGCTTGTTTATAACGTAGATCAGGATCGAATTTAGCCAGGCGTTCATCGATAGCTGCTGTTGCTTTTTCAGGATTAAAGCCAGCTATTTTTTTCTCAAGTTTGGCAATTCTTGCTGCATCTGCGGCTGGATCAATAGATGCTTTCTGCTCTTGCAGAGAAGAAATTTGTGCCAAAACATCTTTTTCTGCTTGCCTATTTGGGGTAACATCGTAATCCTTGCCCCCCATTAAAGCGTCAATTTTTTCTTGTATAGGACCTGTACGATCAGTTAATTTATTAATTTTTTCTTGCCATGTTTCCGGCCTTGCAAGAATTGCTGCTTTTTCTTGTTTAGCACGTTCTCTATTAGCATAATCTCCCGGATCATACCCAGGGATAGGACGCAGGTCTGCAAGCGCTGTAGCAAACCGTGTACGCTTAGCAGGTCCTCCGTAACCTTTGGCCTCTTCCTTGAAAGCCTGAGAAGCAGATAAAGGATCTAAAACACCACTGCGAATTTGTTGTTTATAACTACCAAAAATTTCTCCAATTGTTTTTTGTTTTTGAGCCGTTTTTTCTGCGTCAGTTTTGGCGTCTTGTTTTTCTTTTGTTTTTAAAAACTCTTCGAAATAAGACTTTGTGATAAGATCATCATCATTATTTGCCTGACCGAAAGAAATAGCACTAGTTGGGGAAATACCACTCATGACTTAAATCCTGTAGAAAGGTGACCCACCTGCAAGTGGAGAAAAGCCGCCGCCTGTACCAGCTAATGCACGTTGATTATAAAACTCTTGCGCAGAAAGTTTTTGTGCTGCGGGAGATGCAGCAAACGATGCCATCAAAGCTCGTTGTGCTGGATCAAAACGAAACACACTTGCTTCTTTTGCTTTCTGTTGGAGCTCGTAATCTAATTTATCGCGTTTAATGCCGTACTTACCTGCAATTCTTGCTGCTCCTTTTGTTGCTGCGGCAGATTGTGCAGCGGCATCGCGTGTGGCATCACCAGCCATGGCGGCCCCAGCGATTGAACCTACTGCGCCAAGAATGCCTCCGATGATTGGTAACACTGGTGCTCCTCCTGATGAACCGTAGCTAGGGGTGGGTGTAGACGATGGCGCTGTTCCTATCGCACCTGAAAACCCTGGCTGATATGTAGGGCTACCACCAAAAGAAGTGGTTGCCGCTCCGAAACTAGGGCTGCTCCAGGTGGTTGAAAGGCCTGAAGGGAAGTATGTTGTCATTATTCTACAGCCCCTTTGTTAATTAACTGAAGTACTTAAAACGGTCTCGTAAGTTTGCGCTCTGAATGCCACCCTGCAGAATAGGACTGATGTTCCTGGGAATCTCTGCCAGGATACCTAGGGCATCTCTGTTATAAACAGTGTTTGCAATTGTTTGGGGGATGGAGGCAAGTTGTTTCATGCCAAATGCATCCCATGCCTCTTTTTTGCGTACATCACTGTACGCTTGAAGCTCTTCCCTCATGCGTTGAGGATCGTAAAGGTATTTTTGTTGCGCGAGACCATAACGCAAGAAGCCTTGTAAGTCAGGATCTTTAATACCTTCCAAGGCGCGTTCTTGCTCTGCATAAGGATTTACAGCGCTTAAAGAAGCAGCTTGCGGACTTATAGGATTTGTGTAATCAGCTTGGTCTATGTTGATGTTTAGACCATACTTACCAGCAAGAGGACCAGGCATGATCAGCTAATCGAAACGCTAGGAGACTGAAGAGCAACCATGTAAGGATTGCTGGATAAAACCTGACGCATGGTGGCACCACGCTCCCGTTGAGCATCAAGCACTAAGTTGGACTGTGCACCAAGGGTCATCTGCTGTAAATACGCATTGTTCTGCGCATTCAACATTGTTTGGGCACGTGCCAGGCGCCCCCGCTCAATCTGCTCAATCAATGGAATCTCTTTCTGCATTGCATAGAGATTCGCTTCAATATTGGCTTTATTTAAATCAGTAAGTGCACTGGTATACGTACCAAGAGAAGTACGGAGTTGAGTTTGGCCAAGCTCGTTTATGGCACGTTGTGTAGCAAGTTGAGAAGTCAGTTCTTGTTCCTTGCCCCGGATGGGTTCATTTGTTGCCCGTGCTTTGACGCGTTCAGCTTCTGAAGCAAAGGCCGGTGCGCCAAGAGTTGCGCCAACCGTGGGAAGAACGGCTTGGGCGACTTTACCGATTAAGCCGAATTTACCTGTACTTGGCAGAAAGCGAGCAACTGCTGCGCCACCTAACAATGCTCCAGCAGCGCCAAGGGGACGATCTGCTTGTAACTCTGAGTAAGCAGTGCCGAGGGCAGGAATAGCACCTAAACCAAGGCCGATACGACCAGTTGGTAAACCGCCAACAAAACCTGCCGCCTGCGCAGCTGCTGGCTTCAATGCTTCAACAGCTTCCCTGCCCATCTGTTTGGCTTTGGTGCCAGCGTCTGCTAATTGCTCTCGCAAGTCAGTACGAGATGGCAATGGTTTTTTGACAGTAGAAGTACCGCCAGGAACGTAAGTTTCTCCTCGGCTAATAGCTTCATAATACGCAGGAAGCTCTTCAGGAGTCATTATGATT